CAAAAAACAAAAAACTATGCTCTATGATAGGATAAATCTATAGTTCGTATTGGGTTTGCCTATTACAATGTTTTCTAAAAATTCAGGAGGAAAAAAGCCGTGTTTGCTTGTTGTAATATTTTTTAAGAATTCAGGTTGTGGTTGTGGGTGGCTGGCCTGCGGCTCCTCTGAAGGGCACTCCTGTGGAGGGCAACGACAAGGGCGTTGAGCTGGTTTCGGCTTCTTCGGTTTGACGTTGCAGCCGCAGGCAATCTTTTATTACACAAAAAACGGTGTGCAGAATGCGTATGTTACTGATGTATAAAAGTTGAATATAGAAAGTGTATATAAAAAGTGTATAATATTGTATATAAGTATGGCACATAAAAACGGTACACAAACATTACACATAAATATTACACACAAACATTACACATAAAAATGGTACATGAATACTACATTTCATATATATAAAAATGGCAAATAGAAAATTTACGACAGAACAAGTTGAGCAGGCATTACGATCAAGCGGTGGGTTTGTAACCTATGCCGCCAAACAACTTGGTTGCCACTACATTACCGTCCTTCAGTATCTCAAAAGATCTGCATATCTTAGAGCGGTCCGAAAAGAATTAGACGAATCATATCTTGATTTAACCGAGGTTGAATTAATCAAGAAAGTTAAAACCGGAGATCTGGGAGCGATTTGTTTTTACTTGAAATGTAAAGGCAAGCGGCGCGGTTATGTTGAGCGGCTGGAGCATGGCGGTCTGGATGGTGAGGCGATTAAAATAACTGTGTCGAAAGAATAATTGTAATATATTGAGTTAATTGTGGATAATAACCTTTTTCCCTGATTTAATAGCGTGGTTTATTGTGTATTCAGTTCCGCCTTTACGATCAGCACAAACAAAAGCATGAAGGATATCGCAGTTTTCAGCAATTAAACGATTGCGCAGATAATAGGCTTCAGTGAATTTATAACGGGGTGAGCCTTTGGGAGGCAGATCGGGGAGAAAAATGAAAACTTCAAGCCCAGCGCCTTTGGCAGCCTTTTCAGCCCATGAGTCAGGGCCGGAACAGCCTCCAGAAATAATGACGGAGTTTTTTGGTAATGATGAAATCAATTCTTCTATGGGTTTTGAGTTTTTAAATTTACGCGATCCTACGATTCCTATTTTCATAAACCAAGACATTACTACAACAAAACCTAAAATGTCAAGACTAAGACACCACAAAAATGCTTTTATTGGGTGTTTTTCTTGTGTTATGAAAAAAAATATTAATTATAATGAATTTAACCAGTGGAAAAATAATCCCGAAGAACAAGGTACAAAAAAGATTGCCCATTTAATTATAAGATATATTAAAAATTATTATGATTTTCTGACAACTGCTCCTCCGTCAAAGCATAGAGATATTAATAACTATTGCTGTTTTGAATTATGTAAATACATATCTGCAAAAACCAGAATTCCTTTTTTAATTAGTTTTGAACAAAGGAAAAATAAGTCGAGACATGGACGTTATGCAAGTCTTGAAGCAGAAGTTCCTGTTTTGGTTTCTGGGTGGAACTATAAAAGGAAGTCCATTCTTTTTGTTGATGATTTTATTACTACAGGAAGGACAGCAAAACAATGTTATAATATTTTATATAGTTATAACAACCATGTTGATGGTTTAATTTATTGTAGTTATTAATCGAAAGAATAATGCCTGTCTATGACATAGAGTTTAAAAAAAATGCTTTCAATGAGATATATTATCCATTGCTCGACGATGATACCAGAACCCAGATTCTATTCGGCGGATCGAGTTCTGGAAAATCCGTCTTTGCGGCCCAGCGGTGTATTTACGATTTATTAACCGGGGGCCGTAATTATTTGTGCTGCCGGAATGTTGGTAAAACGATACGAACCTCAATATTCAATGAGTTGAAAAAACTCATAATTGAAAACGGTTTATCCAAGCTCTTTGACATTAACAAATCCGAAATGTCGGTCACATGCCGGAACGGTTACCAGGCGCTTATGACAGGGCTCGACGATGTTGAGAAAGTCAAATCGGTAACCCCCGCCCGGGGCGTTATTACTGATGTTTGGGTTGAGGAAGCAACGGAATGCCAGGAGAACGATATTCGGCAACTTACAAAACGGTTGAGGGGAAAATCCGACTACAAGAAACGCATGGTCTTTACTTTTAATCCTATCCTGAAATCACACTGGATTTATGGCCGGTTCTTCAAAGACTTTAACGACGGTGATACAGAATATCGAGACAAAGATCTTTATATCTTGAAAACAATTTATAAGGACAATGTATTTCTTGAGCCGGACGACATCAAAGCCCTGGAAGATGAGACAGACGAATATTTCTATAATGTTTATACGCTCGGAGACTGGGGAGTATTGGGGAATCAGATATTCACGAACTGGCGGGTCGAGGATATCAGGGGCAGCGAGGTTTATAAAACTTTTGATATGTTTAAGCACGGCCTGGACTTTGGGTTCAGCAATGATCCGACTATGTATGTTAAATTGTATTATCAAAGGTCTCGGAAGAGATTATATATAGTTGATGAGTACCGGGACATCGGAATAACAAACGATCAGATTGCAGAAGCGTTAAAACCATACCTGGACGGTGATTATGTGATTTGTGATAGCGCGGAGCCTAAAAGTATTCAGGAATTAAATGATCATGGCGTGTCTGCGATAGGCGCCAGAAAAGGCAAGGGCTCTGTGCTTCACGGTATCCAATGGCTTCGCCAGCAGGAGATAATTATTGATCGGATGTGCCAGCATACCAAAAATGAGTTTGAGTTATACCATTGGAAAAAAGACAAGGACGGCAATGCCTTGAACGTGCCGATAGATAAGTTCAACCACAGTATCGATTGTTTTGTGGGCGAAACGCTTGTCACAACCAGGCGGGGTGACATACGGATTGATTCTCTGCTGGACGACGATGAGGTTTTAACGCGGTATGGATATAAGAAAATGTTGTGGCATGGGAAAACAAAAACGGCGAAAACAAGCAGGGTAAAGTTTAGCGATGGTTCGGAGGTTGAAGGAATTAATACGCATAGGTTTATCACCTTAGAAAATATAAAAAAGCCGTTGCGATCATTGATGCAATGCGATATACTTTTGAAAAACAAAGGAGGTATATTGCAATGGTTGGTGAATCAGTTGAGTACGGCGGTTATAAATATTGGCGTCGTAAAGAGGGCAGATATTATCGGAGGCAAAATAAAGGGAAAATTATTTATTTGCACAGGGATATTTATGAGGATGCTTTTGGTGAAATTCCTCCGGGTTATGAAATACACCATATTAATGGTAATTCATTGGATAATGCCATTGAAAACCTTGTCGTTTTGTCCAAACAGCAACATGCTTTTGAGCACAGGGGAGAATGTTCAGAGGCACAGAAAGCAAACATGGACCGGATTAGACCACTTGCAAATGAATGGCACAAAAGCGATGAGGGCCGGGCATGGCATTCTGAACACGCCAAAAAAATATATAAGAAAAGAAAACCGATTAAAAAAATATGTATTGTCTGTAAGGAACCATTTGAAGATATTTCAAGAAGACCGAACTCAAGATTTTGCTCAAACAAATGCAAATCGAGATATAGGCGAGCATCTGGTGTGGACAATGAAGAGAGGGTTTGTGCTTTTTGTAGAGAAATTTTTATATGCAACAAATATGCGACTACTGAAACATGTTCACGCAGTTGCGGTAACCGATACCGGAGCAGAAAAAGACGTTTACAATCTGCAAGTTGATGATCCAGATGTTCACGAATATTTTGCCAATGGCTTGCTGGTTGGTAATTGTATCCGCTATGCCCTGGAGGACGAATCCGGCGATTATAATAAAATTTTTGTGGCGTGAAAATTGAAATGACTAAAAAAATAAAACAAGATCCGTTCCAGCATAAACAAAGAACAAGCCTATGAATAATTTCATATCCAAAATAAAAAACATATTCACCCGGAACCTTGCGTTCTCGAATTATTTTGCCATTAAAACCGGTGCTCCGGTTTACAACAACTGGACAATAAAAAAAGCTGTCAAGGATGGATACAAAGCCAACGGCTGGGTTTACCGGGCCGTGACGCTTATATCCAAGTCCGCAGCTTCGGTTGACTGGGGTGTAAAAAACAAAGAGAACGAATTCATTAATCATCATTTATCCGATGTGTTGAACCGGCCAAACAGCAGTATATCCAGGCAGGACGTGTTTGAATTACTGGTAGCCTGGTTGGAGTTGAGCGGAAACGCATTCCTAAAAACAGTACAGGCCAGCGGAAGAACCACGGAATTATGGCCAGTATCTCCTGACAGATTAAAACCTGTTTTATCCAAAAACATATCTGAGTGGATTAAGGGTTATTCTTTGGACGTGTCGAACAAGATTGATTATGGACCAGACGAAATAATTCACTTTATGTATTTTGATCCGGCGTCTCCATATCTTGGCATTGGTCCTCTTCAAGCGGCTTCTAAAACAGTTGACATTGATGTGGATCAGTTAAACTGGAACAAAGCGGCTATGCAGAACCGGGGCGTGTTGGATGGCGTGATGTCCTTCAAGCGGGAATTTCGGTCACAGTCAGACGCGGATGCAGTGGCCGAGAAAATCAATGAGAGATACACAACGCCATCGAACGCCAGAAGAATTGGTGTGGTAGGAAGCGAGGCAAAATATCTTCGCACTGCGCTAACTCCGGTTGAGATGGATTTCTATCAGAGCAGGAAATTTAACCGGGACGAGATTTTTATTATTTTCGGCGTTATTGAGGTATTTCATTGCTTCTATTTCGTTGTTATTGGGG